CTTTGAATTTTACTAAAGAACGTATGTTAGAAATTCAACAACAGTATAGTTGGCTCATGGATTTAGGATCTACAGTAACATGGGACAATAATAATGTTGAGCCTATAGATGCAGATAGCATAATGCGACAAGGTTTAAACAGATTTAAAGGCTGGAGTTGTTCTGCTGGCAGGGAAGTTATTATATTAGATGCTGTAGGACAAGTTAGTCTTGCCACTTGCGGTGTTACAAATTTAGGTCATTGGAGTGAATTAAACATTAACGACATTTTAGAGCCTGTAATTTGCCCAAGAGAATTCTGTAATTGTGGGACAGACATTAAAGGGAGTAAGATAAAACTATGAAGTTTTGTAGAATAAATTTATCTAAAACTAACTATCAGTTATTAGAGTATGCACATCTAATGTCTACTGCCGAAAAGGATGATAGAGCGGATCAACTTATCGATATCTATCATCAGTATTGTGATTATAAAAAGTTTACTAGTGTTATGCCTCTGTTTAAAGGTATAATTTTTGATAGGTACACTGACATCTTTGCCTATCATCCTAACAAAGAATTATCTGCATTTAGTATTGTAAAGAAATACGACAGTGAAAATGTAGAATCAATACAGTTTGCGTGGAACTATAAAAATCCTGATTTGTTTTTAGGTATTAAAAGTTTGGAACACGAATGTGCCTACTATAAACAACAGGGTTACAAATATCTCTACTTAGGGCTAGTAGCAGATTACAAAAAAGAATTTGACGGTTACGAGGAAATGGGTCCGCTAGACTCAAATCTCCATCTTACAACATCGTCATAAAGCGCATCGCTCCAATTAATATAGTATCCGCTACGTTCTAAAGAGCGACTGGCTTCATTAATACTATGTAATCGTTGTACAATGATGATATTGTACTTTCCGTTATTGAACTTAATACCATGAAACGGCTCTTCAATTTGTTTATGGTCTTCTAATAGAACAAAGTCTTCGGGGAGAAACTGTTTATTAAGTTGTTTAACGTCATTGGCAAACTTATCTGGGTCGACATCATCGTCGCAGACAAATAATAAAGCGTGTATGTCCTCGTTCCAAGATTTCAATGATGTGCTAATGTCATCGACATAATTGCTAGTTCTTATAAACTTAACTTGGTTCTTAAGAATTGCTTGACGTGCAAATGGGCATATAGGTAAACTGTTTAGTAAGTCATGAGGAACCGACAATACTTCTTCTACCCATTTAGTTAAATATTCTTCATACTCCGTAGTCACGCTGACCTCCACTACGTTTAACGTCCAATGTAAGACAATGCCATCCGCCATCCCAGAAAAATCTGTTACGCAAAGGACAGACTACAGGAGTAATGCCCTTTGACTCTAACAATTTAAGTAGTTCAGGATTATCGCTGTTAACTACAACATGTTTATCGTCTATTACAAGACAGTTTAAATCAAATATGGTTTCTTCGCAATATCCTGTCCAGTTAGGCAAGAAACTTTCAACGAATTCAGTGAACTGATCGTTGCTTTCCTCACCTGGCACCCACCAGTTACCGCGGTTCTTGTCTCGCAGTTTATACCACTGTTTAACATTGTCCCAATTAGGATCGTTAAAATAGATTATTTCCCAACCAGGAAATAATTTTTCGTAGCCCTTGAACCAAGGTCCTGCAATAACAACACCTTCCTTAACTACACTAAAGATACCATCTAGATGGCCGCCTATGCAAACGTCTTTGTAAGAGAACTGGGGGTAACGCTCGTTTAAGAACTCTAAGATGTCTGCGCTCTGCCATAGGTCAACCATACAGGTGGTACCTATTCGTGTCAAGTTAGGACTACAAAATCCCATAAGACTACTAACATTAGGATCAGGATTCTTAATGAAATAGTCTTCTGGTAAACCTCTATCTTTGGCTGCTGAAATTAAATTTAATTCACTGCGCTTAAATTCCATTCTGCCATTGTATATGCTAAGATCGATTTGATCTTCTCCGAACCATTCAATAAACTTTTTAACATATCCTTCTACTTCAAAAGTTCTATCGGTAATTAATAACTTGTTACCCATTACAATACTATCATCTCTAACTTGCAATGGGCTAGTAGGAATCATATTTTTCTTAATAAGATCAGGACGGTCACTGGCAAATCCCATCTTACCGTTAACATCAACATAGTCGAGTATGCTGTCTTTGTATCCCAACTCCTTAGGAGTGGCTTGCAATACAGTAACATTGTGACTTTTTAACTGCTGTTTAAAGTATTCAATGTCTTCGTTTGTTTCATCGACAATCTTTTTAAGCACAGATGAAATACGAGAATTTTTTACACCATCAAAGAAACTAGCATCATAGACGCTACCAACAATAACTGCTTCTAACTTTTGTAACTCATCCCAACTGTTTAATTTAATTTTGTCCATCTGGCCAATCTCTATAATATGCGTGTTGGATATTACCCGACACAAATTGATTAAAACTTCTATGCTTGTCTTCTAGTTCACCTTCTAAAGGTGCTACACGTTGGAATGCTGTTTCTAACTGTGCCATATTATTAAATTCCATCATAATATGCCACTCAGGAATATCCATGCTACGGAATCCCATCTTACATCTAGTAATTCTGTAACTTACCATCTTGCCTTCGTTGACTAAATGGTCTAGAAAAGATTTCATGTTGTTGACCCATGCTAGGTCACTGATGTCACCTTGCTTGTCTGCCCAAACGTGATAGATATCCATTACTGTTGTTCCGCCCATGAACGTTCAGCACACCAGAAACATTTGCCACATTTAGGAACATACTGTCCAGGAGTATAGTTTTCGTAAGTCATATCAGGAAACTCTCCTTCGCAACTTCTAGTCTGATTATACAAGTCTAAAATATTTAAACGCTGATATTGTTTATAGATCCAACTCTTATCAACAAATCTAAAAGGATGGCAACTAACTTTGCCCATGTGTGTTGTAATCATCTTGCTGATGTTATCCACTGTTGGCTCAATGTTTCGTCTACTCATTGCCCCTTCGATTTCAATATCCGGATTGTGTGTCACGGCATTGAAGTAGGCATCTAAACTTTCTTTGTGTCCGATGTACTCTGCAAATGCTCTAATCTCAATAATGTCTCCGCTGTTGAGTTGTCCGTACTCGTCAACTATCGTAGGACCTTTGGTTCCCCATTCGAAGTCAGGAGGAAGAAAGTTTTCGTGTCTTACAAATCGAATATTTCTAAATTTGGCTATTAGTGCTGTATAAACATCTAGGCTGTTGTAGCGTTGCCATGGGCGTGTCTTCCAACAACGTACATGACTAATAATGTGTACAGTAGTGTCACATTTGTTTTTTTCAATGAAGTCGCATAATAAGTAAGCAAGTAGGGCAGAATCTGCACCACCGCTGACACTTACAGCAATATTACGCCATTGCGGATCAAACGGAATTGCAACACCGTCTACATCGTGCAAGATGTTTTGGTAAGGTGTATGTTGATATAACTGCTTTACGTTTTCTAATATCATATAGGTATTTAAATGTTAAAAAAATTAGACAAGCAATTTCCGATCCAGCCCATTATTGATCAAGTAGCGGCTATGCCCTACTTTGAGAGATTCGTCCAATTAAACGAAACAGACGAAGGAAGATTGTTCAATGGGCCTTACAGAATCAAGCAGGAGTTTGTGGGCACTCCGCTAGGCGAAGTACTGTCTAGTTTGGGTAACATCGGCGAAGCACGTTTACTAAAACTCAAGCCCGAGGGTAGTTATATGGCGCACAGCGATCCTGATGATCGCATACACATGAGCATCCTATCAAACAAGTACAGTCGAATTATCGATCTTGAAGAAGACAAAATGTATCATTTGCCAGTAGACGGAAGTTTATGGTTAATGAATACTGGCAATATTCACGTTGCTAGTAACTTTGGCGCACATGAAAGAATACATCTTAATATTCGTGTATTACTACCAGATGTTGTTGAGGGCTATACTAGATTTACAGTAGAAGGCGGCAACTACGACTGGCGTCACGTTATTCAAATCTCTATCACACGCTGGATGAATCGTGCTCTTAAATCTGGAAAAGTTTCTGGACTAAGAAAAATACACGATAAAGAAATGTTAGTAAACTTCACGTCCGAAGAATACAAACAAGAACTAGTAAAGATTGCGCAAGACGCAGGATTTACTGTTACGCTTCGTTCTGATTAATCTGAACTCTTTCTAAAAACTGATCATTAGGATTACTAAAGGACGCATTTTGTCCACAAATCCTAGCACACATAATCATTTTCTTAGTAGTCCAATATGTTTGCCATTTAGTTTGCCACGAGTCTGAATCTATAACTCCCTTGATTCCAACTTCATAAGCATTTGTATTACCCATGTCTTCAGTTAGTTCTCGATATTGTCGCTTAACTTCACTGCGAATGTGTGAATTAACATTGTCATAATCGTACTGTGTATAAGGAATACTTCCTATCCAGCAACAAGGCATGATATTTTTATAAGCATCTATGTAAATTTCTTTACTCTGTTGAACTTTACAACTTATCTCCAAAGGCATGATTGTTTCTTTATATTTGTTAATCATTTCTTTGCTAATGAAGTGCATCTTGTTATCACTAGGTGGTTCAATATAATGCGTTATGTTGCCTTGTTTATCAATAACTCTGTAACGCGGTTCTCCTAGAAATCTGCTAGAATTTTTTAAAGTAAATTGCCAGAAACCTAAATCGCTTGCACGTCGACGTGCTTCTTCTTCTTGATGTTCGTTGTGTTTAAATTTGATAAATGCCCACTCTGCACGGCCGCCGGCTTCAATAAATGCTCGTGCATTTCTAATAACTGTATCGTAATTAACACCGATTCTATATAAGTCAAGAGTATCCTCTAGTCCGTCTAGACCAAAACATACATTGTGATACTTAGGTAATGCTTTGGCTAAAGATTGCCACCATTCAACTTTTCTTGCTCCACCGTTTGTATGGACATTCACTACCATGTTAGGTGCATTTGTCGATAAATGCTCTATCATAGGAATAAGATCGTTATTCAAAATTGGGTCGCCGAAGTTTCCACAAAAGTAAACACCTTGCAGTTGATCCATTACTTCTTGTGTAAAGATAGTTTTGAATTCGTCTAATGTCCAATTGTTAATCTTAACCAAAGGATTGTCTTGTCCTCCGTGATAATTTCTAGCACACATAGGACAACTGGCTTGACAGTTATTAGTGATTTCTAAATGAACTGTTTGTAACTCGGAAAATTTAAACATACGATATTTACTTTTTATCGCCAAGGTGATAAAATAAAATAAGTACTGTATGAATTTTAGCAACGAACCTTTACCAAATTCAAGAGAATATCTGTTCAGCGATGCCAAGTGTTTAAAACTTGAGTTGCCTGTGCCGTTTGAAGAAATGGCTGAAGAAGCAAAGTCTCTAAGATCAAAGTTTATTCTTTATAGAGAGCATGACGGATATGATCATAAGGGCTGGTGGAGTTTGCCTATACACGGATTAGGGTTGGATAAACCTGCTAGTTGGGACGCATATGGTTACACCAATGCCAATGAAGCCGCAAAAGATTTGCATTGGACTGAAATTGCAGAACAATGTCCTGTAACTGTAAATTGGCTTAAAACTGTATTCCCTAGTCAACGCTATGGTCGTGTAAGATTTATGTTATTAGAAGCAGGCGGGTATATTGCTCCTCATAACGATACACCAATAAGTAGTCCAGAACCAGTAAATGTAGCATTGACCAACCCCGCAGGATGTGAATGGATATGGGGAGATGGCACCACTTTAGACTTTCCACCGGGCACTGCTTATGCTATGAATATCAGTTATGAACACAGCGTTTATAACAACAGTAACGAAGATCGTTATCATTTAATTATACATCATCATGATTCTACACCTGAGTGGAAAGCAATGATGAAACTTGCATTGGAAAAACAAGATGAATCGGGTTATTTTTATTACAGTCAAGACTTATACTAACAGTGAATGGCTAAACAAGAAGATGTTGCAACTGACCTTGGCTGGACAAAATCAGTTGAGCGAGGGAAAATATCCTATCTATGTTGTTGATCAATACGAAGACATCGTACAATACTTAGATCAAGCAGACTGGCTATTTGTCGAAACTGCTGGAGATATTGTTGTTAATCGTGACCACTTATGGGAAAAGATACATAACATGCCCGACGACGTTGGCGTTATGGGACATTTGATGTGGTATCCAGAAGATAAGACTCCCCACTTACATGAGCAATGTTTTATACTCAATACTAAAATTTTTAAAGATTGTAAACTAGAGTTCAACAGTTCTTACACAGATAACGGCCCAGAGTTTATTCGTGGCCAAGGAGATATGAATGACGGACATGCACCACTGAGTATTCATATCTCTGAAAAAATTGTAGATAGAGACATTGGCTTTGGTACAAAAGTTATGGAACATTCTTTATTAAAAGGATACCGTGTAGTTAACTTTGATGCAGAATGGCGCTATCCAACATTCCACAAAGACTTTGTCAGCATCGATGACCTAGTAGATAATTTAGACTTAGATAAGGATAGATTTAAACTTGCGTCCCGTGGATATTTTTATCCAACTACAGGGTCTGAACTATTTGAAGAGTGTTTAAAAACTCTTACAGTTTCTCCAGAGTTAGAGGAAACACAAGGTCTAGTCATTTCTATTCTAAAAAAGTTTCTCGCATTTGAATACGTAAATGTATGGCAATGGGACGGTAATGCTCCGCATATACAAGCAGATGTTGTAATTTCTCCTGCAAATGGATTACTCGGAGAAACTATGGCTCTAACTAGTAATGCTAAGAAGATTGTGTTTTATGATATTAATCCCCGTAATATAGAATTTAAAAGAGACCTTTACACAAAATGGAACGGTGTAGATTATCAAACATTTGCAGAGCAATGGGCACAGTCTAGAAATTTAGACATCGAACCTCGATTGAACAGTGCTCAAGGCGGTGCTGAATTGCTAATGAAAGACAACAACAAAGTATTTGAAAATTGGAGTAAAATTAAATCTTTAGATGTTGAATTTCACTGTTTAGATTTTATCGACAATATTGATTTATTATTAGCCGATAAGAAAAACTTTTTCTTACACACTAGTACAATAATGAATTATTTTATTATTACTAACATTAAGCACGATCAAGAAAAAATCGACGAGTTGCGTGATAAAATAAATCTGTATTGTTCCAAACAAAGCGGCTACTGGATGGAAAGTAAATGAGTTACAGAATAGTCGAATGGACTTCTGATTTAGATTTGTCCGACTTCTACAAAGAGGCAGAACGTAGAGGATTTGAAAATAATTACAGTCAAAAGGCTATGTTTGACTGTTTTAAAAATGAACGCGAGTGGAAGGGCTGGATGTTAGAATACAACGGCCGATTTGTCGGCGGAGTCTGCGCACACAGTTTTGACGATGTAATGGGTCCAGGAAGTTATAGAATACTAGCAAGAACTTGTGTGTTTACTAATCTTACACATCGTCCACATTTTTATACAAGGAACACTAGCATTATAGGACAACAATGTGCGGCAGCACAGTTCTATGTTCCTGTTACTTTACAATACTTTGGCATGGACAAAAAGTTTTATGCTACCAGCAATGCTAATCCTGTTGGCAATCAACAACGTGTAAACCGTCTATGGTTCCCAGTACAGGAAAAACATGGAAGATTTAAACTAGCCAAGACACAGTTTTATAGAGGTTGCGAACAAAACATTTGGGAACTTAACACAGCAGAGTGGTGCAGTAGCATAGCATCTTATGAACAATGGCCTTGCGAGTTTCCACACGGAGATCCTAGAGTAGATTATGTTAAACTTTGATGCTGTAGAAGAATTTGAAACACTTATAGCAGGATTTTATTCTGCTCCATATGCTGTGGCTACAGATTCATGTACACATGCTCTTGAATTGTGTTTAAGATATAAAAACATAAAAGAAGCAAGTTGTCCTAGTCATACATACTTGTCAGTTCCTATGACGTTTGAAAAATTAGGAATCAACTGGAACTTTAGAAAAGAAGAATGGCAAGACTATTACAATGTTGTAGATAATATCTACGATGCGGCAGTATTATGGAAATCGGGAAGTTATATTCCTAACAGTCTTATGTGTGTGAGTTTTCAATTTAGAAAACATCTAGGCTTAGGCAGAGGCGGTGTTATACTGTGTAACTATTACACCGATTATGTTAACCTTAAAAAGATGTCCTACGATGGCAGGCTTCCTGGAGTTCCTTGGGCCGAACAAGACATAGACATGCTAGGATATCATTACTACATGACTCCTGAAACTGCACAACTAGGCATAGACAAATTTAAAACAGCAGTTACGCAAAGTCCAAAAATATGGACTGACAAAGATTACCCAGACCTATCACAAATGAAAGTATTCAAAGATGTTAAGTAAAAACGAGTGGAGTCCTTTAAAGAGTGTTATTGTAGGAGTTGCCGATGGTGCAACTATTCCTCCTTTAGATATAAGTTTGCGTGTAGTTAACTACGCAGACAACAAAGACGAAAAGGATATACCACAAGGTCTTTATCCGCAACAAGTAATCGACGAAGCCAACGAAGACTTGGAAATGTTCTGTGATTTTCTTAGAAAAGAAAGTGTAGAAGTATTAAGACCAAAAAGAGAACCGTTGCCTAACTATTACAATTACTGTCCTAGAGATAGTGTTCTAGTTTATAGAGATATGATACTAGCATCTCCGCAACCACTACGTGCAAGACATAAAGAGTATTTGGCTATGCACGAGCATTTTGAACCGTTAGAAAGATTAGGTGCAAGATATATCGAAGCACCTTTAAATCGCAATGACGAACTGTATAATTTAAAGTGTTTAGGTGACAAGGACACACTTGCCTTAAATGAAACACAACCTTGCTTCGATGCGGCAAACATACTGCGTGTCAACGATGACTTAATTTACCTTGTCAGTAACAGTGGTAATAAGAAGGGCGCAGAGTACTTACAAAGTCTAGTCGGCAATAAACGTGTATGGACATTAGAGGGTGTCTACAGTTACATGCACATTGACAGTACCATTACTCTACTAAGAGAAGGACTAATGCTGTTGAATCCTAGCAGAATTAAAAGCAAGGATCAACTACCTAAGCCTTTACAAAGTTGGGACGTAGTGTGGGCACCAGATCCTGGAGATGTCGCACACTATCCTGGTTACTGTAATAGTAGTAAATGGGTAGCAATGAACATCCTTTCTGTTAATCCTAATCTAGTGGCAATACCAGACCATCAACACGAATTAAGAAAAGAATTAGAGAAGCACAAAATAGAATGTGCGATGCTGCCAGCAAGACAACAACGCACATTAGGTGGCGGATTTCATTGTGTTACGTTGGATTTAATCCGCGAATAATTCCAGTAATTTGTAGAGTATAACGATTTTCGGTGCCTTCATTGTAAGCACCGTGACTGTCTGTGCCGATCCAACTGATCCAATCTCCAGCAATCCAGTTATCTAGATCGACACCGTTAAGTGTAAATCTGTGTCCAGGTTTTTTATCTTCTAGAAATACAATTATACGCTGAATAGAATTAATGTCAGCACCGGTTGTTTTAATGAAATAAGGATATTTGTCTGAGTGCTCAGGTAATGCACACCCTGGTTTCATACAATGCACAGCATACATCATATTAGACAACCAATTAAAAGAATCCTCTAACTTTAACATATCGAACACAGGATGCAGACCTTTGTGTATGTCCATGGAAACTTCTACCTGTGAGTAAACATCTCCGTAGTCAATAGGAGAAAATCCTCGTTGTATATTTTCTTGGCTTTCATAATTAACTAGTGGTAGTTGACTACTGAGCCAGTGAGGAGTTATATGGCCTCTCATTATTCTTCCCAGACGTAAAGACCTTTTTTAGGAACTGCAAAGTTTAGATAAGTTTCAATCTTTTCTAAATCTTTTTTAGTTTTTAAACTTGTTAGTTCGTTGGCGAAGTGTAGTTCAACTCCTAAGTCCAATGCTAGTTGTAATATTTCACTACGTCTTTGTACATCATCAGTTAGGCAATACATACTACACAACACAATACCATCTGGACGTTCTTTAATATAATACTCAAGTCCTGGTTGCCAATCTAAGTGTTCGTTTTCAAACTCGTAACTAGTGTAGGCAATTTTGTTCTTTTGACAGTAAGGTTCAATGATAGCACGTTGCATAGGTAACGGAATGTCTTTGCTAAACTTACTGTTCCAACCAGCGTAGGTAATAAAACTCTTACCTGTGTAATCCATTACTTCAGATACTTCATAGTCGCCCGGTAGGCGCATAAAGCCGCCAGGTAATCTACGTCCCCACTCTTCGCCTTCAATAAGAATACGCATGTCCATGCTGACACGAGTATAACCTTCATCGTTGTTTACATTACCGTGAATATGCTCTTGGAAAAACAAATGGCTTTGTCCAGGCTTTAATGTTACAGGCCAAGCGTGTTTTAAACTTTCTTCTTCAAACTTTTCTAAACTCCACTTTTCTGCTAGAACACGTTTTGTAATTTCTCTACTAATGTCCAAGTCTAACATCCACATAGTGTTAGTCTTTTCTGCTTTAGTAAATGGAGTCCAAATAGTACGACAACCACGGCCATTACCTACAAATATGCCTTGATGGAAGGCAAGTCTACGTCCCACCTTTGCTTGATTAGGAATAACAACACGCAGAGTACCTTGACGTTGAATCATGTAACGTCTATTGCCAATACGTTGTGGCACAATGCTTGCGGCAAACTCGTCAAAGCGTTCCATGAAGTCTCTGCGACTGCAAGCATTTTGTACATGCTGGCTCACTCGAACAATTTCAGCAGGAGTTAAAACTTCGTGTAATGTTTCAAGTTCTTTAACTTGCGGAGCAACTTCTTGGATAACACCCAATGCCCATGCAGGCCAGTTGTACTTCTCTAAGTCATAGTCGATAACTTTGTTATCCCAGTGTACTTGTAGTTCATTTAGCATTTAATTTTTCTCTCCAGAATTCAATAGTCTTATCTAGTCCATCACTGAGACTTATTTTGGGTTCCCAGCCTGTTAACTTTGTAATAAGATTGTGGTTACTGTTTAACCAATAAATTTCTCCAGGACGATGTAGTTTTCTACCCCAGTGAATGTTACCACTCCAGCCTATCTTAGATGCTATCATTGTGGCATAGTCCGAAATCTTAATAGGATTATCTGGACCAATGGTTAAAATTTTTCCTGTATTAACCAAGTGTGGTTTAGTAATAACTGCCATCCATGCATCGAGCATATCGCTGATATAGATAAAGTTTCTGTATGGTTCTGCATAACCAAATTCTACTTCATGCGGGTTTAACAACATTTGACTAATAAATTGTTCTGTGACAAAGAAGTCGTTGTCTTTACGACCATAGCAGTTAGTCTGTCTAATGGCAGTGAAAGGCAAGTCTAAACAACGATGTGCATATTCTAGATATTTTTCAACACCGTACTTGGCCACAGCGTATGGCGCATTAGGGTTAGGCTGTGTGTTTTCATCAAAGGCAATAAACTCATCAGGTACACCTTTGTATCTTACTTGATCACTGATAGGTTGCCAACCATAGACTTCCATGGTACTGGCAAATACAAAATTCTTTAGTCCTTCTACACGACTGGCTGCTTCGATTAAGTTAACACTGCCTACGTAATTAATTTGACTGAATGTAGTTTGTTCATAGAAACTCTTTTCTACTTCTGTACGTGCGGCAAGGTGTACAATGATTTCAGGAGCGAAGTCACTGACTTCTTTCTTAACACCGTCAAAATCTAAGAGATCACTTTTTAAGTGATAAACTTCGTTGTCTTTTTCTAGTAGCGGAGCAAGATGTTGTCCTATGAATCCACTGGATCCTGTCATTAAAATTTTCATTGTCTTCCTATAATCATAAATCTTTTGTATAGCGGTAACTCTAGTTCGCCTGCCCAAAGTACATTTAAATTACTTTGATTTTTAAATTCTTCTAAACTGCTGGCTGTTCTAACGTGTTCAGGTATATTGTAATTATTACTTTGCAAAACTATTAAACTGCTTAACGGCATGCCAGACAGCCATAAGTCATATTGATCCTGTGTGATATGCTCGCAACTGGTGTTAATAACTACATCTGCGTCACTGCGAATAGCACACATGTCTGCTGTTACTGCACGGAACTTGCCGACCATTTCTTCTAACTTATTCATATTAGTCGCAATAGGTTCGCATGTTGGATCTATATCTATGCTTCGAATGTTAATTACAGGAATTTCGCTTTGAAATAACATACTAGCAAGTACACCTACCCAACCGCCATGTATATCTATCGTAATAAACTTTTTAACATGCGGTCTTAAATTCTGTATTAACCACTCTTTGCTTTTAAGTTGGCCAGACCAGAACGCATCCATAGTCCGCATAGGATCTGGACTTTGTCGAATGGCTTGCATCCAGTGATGTAAATGTTCTGTATCTATCTGCATATCAAATTCTTTAACTGTTTAAAGATACTATACGGTTTAGGTATATCTGTCAGTGAATGTTCTACTCCAATGTAATCCATAAAGTCTGCGGCAAATGCCTTATGCCCGTCTAATCCTAAATGATCGTTATCTAATGCCTTAGGATACGATTCTTCATATGTCGACATATATAAAGGCACAATTTTGTGCTGACTTAATGTCAAGTATCTATAATGTTTCTCAACTGTTAAGTTATATACCGGAATATTTTTTTCAGTTAAAATTCTATTAGCATCATCAGCAAATAATTTAGACATAACATGCATATCATAAAAGGAATGGATATGCTCATAAAATGCCACCGATGCTTCATCATCTTTGAGATTATGACTTACATTACGAATGTCCCAAGGCGTATGAATAATTGAATATCTGTTAGGGTAGGACCAAGAGATTATAACAACATCGTCTGGTTCAAATTTAAATTTGCTAATTGTGTACCATATACGTTTGTTAGAAGATCCTGGTATAGATTTATTAACTAGTTCTCTATTCATAGCCTGTGCAATTAATTCAGGCCAGCATAATTTACTAGGCTTTGAAATATCGGGCCAACAATCAGGTAAGCCAATTCCATATGCTAATGAACATCCGAATACAATTAATCTACTCATCGTCTTTTTGGTACTTTACTATCTGCACTGCTAACACAACTAGGTGTAATACATTTCTTAGGTTCAGTAAACAAATCAAATCCTGTTAAAATATTGCCCAGAGGTAAGTCATGACAACTATAACTACGTTTGACTTCTGTACTTCTTATTATAACACTTTGATAGCCAGCATTGCAAGTCCAATCTTTAAATTTGTTAAAGCCGAAAGCATTGAAGCGTTCTGCTTGATCTAGTAAGTGTTCTGTCCCGTCATCTTCATATAATGCAATTTGATATATATCTTCCCCGTTGGCTCTTTGAGGGAACCCTGTTTGCATCTTGTTGATCATATCTTCGGTGTAACCTTCAACAACGCCACTGGCTGTTGGATCACTTTGCGGTTTTAATGTTACATTAATTCCACGCTTATGTAGTCGTTCCATTCTATCATAAAGTTCATAGAATTTTTCAGGAACCATAACTTGATTAACTGTTACATGAACTAGTTCATATTGTAACTGTAAGCACTTGTCGCCAAATTCTTGCTCTTTGGCAAACTCATCATGGAAACTGGCCGTTATACTTCGGCGCTGTAACATGTCTGTGTTCTTACACCAAGTGTTCCACCACTTACTACCTGGACTTAAATTGGTAGTCATGTGTATACTTTGATAGGAACTTTCTAACTCATCTAAGTGTTTGACTAGATCGTTTAAGTGTTTGTATGCTGTAGGCTCACCGCCACTGAACGACCAATGGAACTGGTTAAACCCATTGGCTCGCGCTTGACGCTTAATCTCATCTACGGTGGATTTATACACTTCAAGCGGTTGGTGATCTATTTTGTCACTGCGAGCATAAGGCCAGCAGTAAGAGCAGTTGTAATTACAAAAACGTCCCAGTATCCAACTAACGTTGAACAAGGGACGATCTAGCATGGTCCGTTGACCAAACTTACTTATTTGTTGGAACGGGATATCTTGAAAAGAATGCATGTAACCACTCAAAGTCATTTATTTTGCTCAAGGCTTCTAAGTCTCCTGCCTTTTGCATACCGTACATCTTACCATCTTCCGCACCTAGGTAAGCCCAATCATTATGTGGCTTATCTTGGAAATACGTACACCATGTCATTAATCGTTGTTCTGTTTCTGCATCCACTTGCCCATCAATAACCCTTGCGGCAAGTTTTACACATTCACGAAATGCACTCTTCCATGTATTGAAAGGATCTGTATTAAATGCTGTAATGTTAGACACTTGATCCATGGCTTTAAATTTTGTACTAATACTAGTTGTCATGTCTGGCTTAGTTACGTCCATGTCTAATGTTAGTTTGCGTGGCAACAGTTTAACACCGCCGTAACCATACTCTAATCCGTTAATAGGATTTTGACTGCGCCAAACATGCACAACATCTAAGTCGTATTCACTGACTTCATGATCAAAGTTAAAATCTTCTAAAACTTCTGCATCGCCGTCTACTACCCAAAACATTTTTGTAAAACATTTCTTTGCCGCGGCAATGTGTGCTTGATGTATACCTTTAACATCTTTAACACGTTTGGCCAAAGGAAAGCGTTTCTTAAGACGCTCCCAATTGGCTTCTGCATTTGGTTCACCGTAACTGATAAAAACAATATCGTACATTAATGCCACTCCACTTCTGGGAACATTGTAATTGTTTTAATTTCTGTTGTATGTGGAACTTCAGCGATATGGAATACTGCATCTGCAACAATCGCAGGATCTAGTGCATCTTCTGCCTTACCACACGGATAAGGATTTTGTTCATTCCACAACGTAGTATTAATACCGCCTGGGTGAATACTAGAAACTTTAATTTTTCTGCCGCGAAGTTCTTGTCCAATAATGCCAGCAAAACTTCTTAGTGCGGCTTTACTTGCACAATACAAACTTTGATTTTGTATTTCTCTAAGTCCAGCAACACTGTTAATAAAAACAATTCTGCTACCTGCTTGCATAGACTTTAGGGCTTCCATGGTCACATACATTGTGCCTTTAACATTTGTATCTACTATAGTGCAGATATCAATATAATCAACACTATCAAATGATCCGCCATGGAAGGCTGCGCTGTTATTCACTAGCAAGTCAATACTAGTTCCTACTTTACGCATAGTATCAAATGCAGAATGTACTTGACTAATGTTTGCAATATCTGCCGTATAGTGTGTATAGTTTGTCAATCCTTCAGGCGCAGTTCTGCCAATACCGTTTACGTGCCAGCCGGCAGCAATAAACTTTTCTGCTATTGAAAGTCCTAATCCTCTACTTGTTCCTGTAATAACTACTGTCTTCATTGTAAACTCTTTAACCTCTGTGTGGCTTGTTGTAATTCATTGTAGGTTACATCGTTGATGATTTCGCAACGTCCAATACTAATAGGTATTGGAAGGTATTGATTACCATTGCGATGTGTCATAACATCATTGAGCCCTTTCCATAACAAATCTACGTCATAGAAATCTTCATGCTCTGTTGGCAAACTACAATTTTTAATTGTTTTAAAAATTCTCTCTAAGTGATCGTTAGACAGATATCCTCTTAGATTGCTTATGCAACTGCTTAATAAACAATCTAATATCACTGCTTCACCATGTAGTAACTTTGGTACATTTTTCATTTCAACCATAGGGCTAAAACTGTGGCCAAAGTCTACGGGTCTTTGTAAATCTCTTTCCCACAAGTTATCGTTGAGTTCTTGCGTCATTCCAGATATTGCTCTGTCTATGATCTGATCAGCCAATACGTGATTCTGAAACTTTTGACTCAAGAGTTGCTGTGGCGCCAACTCCATCATCTCAAATAAATTGTAGTTAGCAATTTCTCTACGATCCTGTGTCTTAATAAACGATTTATCTATTAAGGTAGATACAGGAGGATAAAAACTACCTATTCTATTCCTGCGGTCAAAGTGATTAATACTAGTCTTTGCACCGACGCTGGCATCAACAATGGCTAATAGTGTTGTAGGTATTCTAACATAAGGAATGCCCCTACGATAGATACTACAACAAAATCCTACCAAGTCTAACAGCACACCTCCACCGATAGCAATAATTGGTTCACTTCTGCGTAGCACATTCTTCTCTTCAAAGAATGCAAGAACACGTTCTGCGTTTTTCCAATGCTTTTCGGCTTCGTTTGATTCTAGTGTTAAAAACTCTACACCTACAGGAATACGATCCTTGTATAGATTATACACTGTTTGATCAATGATTGCAATCCTACGTTGTCCCGGAATAACGTCAAAATCTAACGCATCGGGTACTCGGTGAATTTCAAATTCTACAGGAAGATTGGTTTTTACACGCCATGTCATAGTAGTCTATTTACTAGACTACAGGCATGGGCATAAAAAAACTTTGCCGCTTCTATATTGTCTGCGTGACATTTAAAGGGCAACATTCTAAAGAATTGAGTGGCTTCAAAAAGTTTTACCAAATTGTATTTTTTAGGATATCTATACTTTAACTCATCGTTGAACAATTCATTAAAATAAACAAGATTTTCAGGAACTGTGCCTATAGAAAAATCTGTAACATTGCCGTTAACTTTGATAGTCCCGTCATTGATTAATCCGTACAAACTGTTACTACATTGAAGCACTTGACTATAGTCCATAAATTGGCTATCGACTATGCCTTCTTCGTACAAATCTATGAATACAATTCTATCAGTCTCTGGGTCATACAAGATATTTTCTAGTGTAGGATTTCCGTGTACATAACATTCGGAACTAATAATTTCATCAAATAGTTTAGAAAATTCTTCAATTCTATTTTTAATGCCACTAAAAGTTTGTCCTTGATGCACATAAACATCTAAATTATAAAATTGTTCAAACTCAGGAAACTGTCTCGCATCATTTAACTTTTGTAGAACTTCTTCTTGGAAATAAAGTTTAAGACTACTAACGTTTGGAGCATACTTGTTTACATGCAATCTGTCAAAGGCAAACCACAATGCTTTGTGCATTTTTTCTGTTTGATATCTTGTTAATGCATTTTCCTTAAACAAGGTTTTAATATCTTTTGCATCAATGTATTCAATATCAAAGTATGCGCCATCCGCTGTAACACCGGCATCGTAGACTTTTGGAACTAGTCCTGGAACTAAAGCGTTAAACCTTTGTAATTTTTTTAACTGGCTATACCAACGTACATAACCATACTCTCTATCAGCACTAGTGGAGATAAGTTTTCTTACAAACTTCTTATCTCCGTCTATGTGTAATCACTTGCATATTAAAATTCTAACACCCATTCAGGTAAAGATCCGTTGTTAGTTTTGTAACCCCATTTGTCTATGGCAATTCTAAACTCTTCGCCTGGCTTTTTATCAATGGCCTGTCGCATAGCAAGTGCTCCTGCAAGTGTTCCGTTTGGATGTCCGTGTACTGCGCCTCCGCAGTTTGCAAGGAAGTTTGTTCCAAACTTCTCAGTAGTGGCAGTTACAATACCTGGATGCATACCGCAACTTAATGCTGGCAATACATTTCTCTTGTGCAAGGTTTCCATAGTGTATTTGAGTTCTTCTTCATCGTCACTAAGGTAACCTCCCCACATACCTGCATGGATAGTATCAACTCCGCACAATCCTGCAAGGTCACACAATACTGCCCAATCGATGCCAAACGGATTACGTTTGTCTGTGAGAATCTTGTCACCGCTCTTTTGGTAATGAATAAACAAAGGCAAGTCTAGTTTACGAATAGAATTGTAAACACCTAGTCCACTCCAGAAGTTAATGTGAATACCGTTGCCGCCATTGTTGGCTACAAACTTAGCACGTTCTAGAATAGTGTGATGGTCACCGTTAATGCAGAAACAATAGATAACATTGCGTCCGCAGTTATTAACAATGTTGGAAATTAATTCAACACGATCTTCAAGACTACAAAAACTTGGATTACTTAAAATTTCATCTTCTTTGATAAAATCAACACCGCCGTCTAACAGTTCTTTAACCATATCTGCTAGTGTGGCAGGACTAATGCCAGTTTTAGGTTTTACAATAGCGCCAGACAACGGCTTGTCATAACGATTAACAAATTTTCTAATACCATCAATACCTTGTCGTGGTCCTAAGAAGTTCTTTTCAACATCAGCAGGAAACTCGATATGTTTTAGTCTACAAACTTTAAACATATTAATATCTAGTTGACCACCCATGAGTTGACACATTAGATGACTGATGCCATCTCCTTGCCAATCTGTGTTTACTTTAGGAAATCCAATTTTTACTGTGCCTGCATATTTGCCTGTGAGTTCTGCTTCACTGTGATAAATCACACATGATGACAATTCAAACAAGTCATCACTTTCCCAACGATTACGAACGTTAGGGTTTCCTACACTTTGACCAATAGCGAGATTCCATGAGGCGTCTCTCAAGTCCCCAAGGTTCTCATATGTTTCAATATAATAAGTTACTACAACGCATCTATTCTTTTCTAACTCGGTTAAATCCCGAAAAAATTTCATGCTTGATTCCTTTTACTGCTCTCTATTATTTGTTAACGACATCGACCTCAAACTTATCGTTAGGGTCACTCAAATTTCTAACTACTACTAACTTAACATCAGTCAAATACTCACATTGACTGATTTCATACGGATAAAGGACAAAGATTTCTCCTGGTCCAAATACCTCTCCGTTGATCTTTATATTGCCTTCTACTACTAAATTAATTTCTGTACTCTTTTTATGAAAATGATCTTGATGGAACTCTCCTGCTGTATGCTGGTGGAATCCTACTTCAAAATTTTCTTTTAATAGGCTTGGTTCAAAGTTTCCTACAAACCAACCTTTAACAAAATCTTTAATATGTGCTTGTTTCATGTTAATCAAAAAATGCCGTCTTGCCGTTGAAATAATTTAAATCATCTGGCGTACCTACTGGGTAAAAATCGTTATTATCTATAGCAAACTTTTTAACTTTTAATCCACGCTGAATAGAATAATTGTACACTGGTGCAACATAGTACTCACCGTTTTCTTTATGTCCATCTGCTATCATTTTTTCAGCGTCTTGGAAAAAGTCACGGGTGTGTGCCCAATGGTAGAAACCTATTGTGGCATCATTACTAATTACTCGTTTTTCCCGTACTTCTACTACGAATCCGGCTTGCTCTCTGACATAACTGCATTTTGGGCTTGTTTCTTTGTAGGTAACAATAAAATTTACGTCAGGTTCTCGTTGCATTTGATCAAGTAAGTTAAACGGATTCCAATTTAAATATTGGTCACAATTAACACTTAGCATAGGAGCATCTATATCTTTAATATGATTCTTTGCTAATAATAAACTTTCGGCAGCACCTTGAGTTTTTTCCTTGGCCACAATGATCTCATCGCCCAGACCAAGAAGTAATTTTTCCAAATGTTTATGTTCTAATAAATGGTCTTCTCTAACAACAAAATGTATCTTGCCAGGAATTTTGATAGTTTCAACAGCATGATAAATCATCGGAGCGCCGTGCATTGTAATTAAAAACTTGGGCAAAGAAAATCCTATATTTTTAAAACGACTGCCTTCACCGCACAATCCCATTATAATATTCATTTAATTTCCTTTGCAATCACATCTGCCCAAATTTTGTGAGTTTCGATAGTTGGGTGCTTGTACCGATATACGGGCCAATTACTTCTATGAACTTCTTCTAGCCAAGAAGATTTTAAGTACATGTTTTCTATTTCTAAATTCCACTTCTTCTTAATTACTTCTTGCCAGTAATAGGGAGGTTTTCCTACAGCAATAAAATCATAATACACAATTCCTAGACCTTTACAAAGTGTTCTTAGATTAGTCATATACATTGCTGTGATATGTTCGCCATAACTGTCTGAATAGTTTTCATAAAATGCTTCGTGGTATTTTTTTAAAGATTTTTCATCAACAGGCAAATTGTGTAACTTAAGGCAATGCTGTACTGTTACACTATAAATTCCTTGGCCGCTACCAACTTCTGATCTTTCAGGACTTGTCCAACCAATACAAATAAACAAGTCTTTAGGATCTTTGCCTTGGCCGATCCAGTTATTAATAAAATTATTTGTTCTTCTAAATATTCTTACATTACTTGCGCCGCCTTGTGCATCGTTGACACAAACTGGAATATCTAAATTCTGACTCAAAAACCATGGCCAAGTATTATAGTAACGTGTCGATGCAGAATTCATTCCTTCGCTATCAGGAATTTCATCTCCATGTGTCCAACTATCGCCATTAGTATATAACACTCTCATCGATTATCTCCGATCGCTTTTATTAGTTTCTTTGCCACTTCAACATGGCCGCGTTCATCGCAGTGACCGCTTCCCATGCGATCTGGATATTTTCGAGAATACTCTCCCCAGTTGTTATGAAAAAAGTTTTCTTTAGAAATAAATCTATCATTATATTCGTTTGGAGACATTATCAAATGAGGTATATTATTTTCTTTAAGCATCATATGCATCATTAAGATAATACCGCTGTCATAATCTTGTTTAATACTGTCGTCATATAGTTCTTCATAAAACGTTTTTATAGCAGACAATTTATTTTTTACATTAGAAAATAAGTATTCAAGATTTGGTGCTTTGCCAGCAAGATAATAAAG